GCCCACATTCCATGCAATACATCTCTGGTTCGTCATGGAAACCATGAAGAACTTCTTCCACTTCGCCACAAACTTTACATCGGTAATCGTATTTAGGCATTGCTCACCTCTATTGAGTAGCCGTTATCAATAAGTAACTGTATTTCTTCATCTGTCAAATCAGGGGGAGATTTATGGCCGCCTAAAAGCGTTCGTAAAATCAACGAAGCGTTTACTGGTTGACGGTTAGTTACCGTACCATCTGTAAGAATGAAAATGTTACGTCCTCGTAATCCGGGGCGTCGGAACCTTGCGAGGTTTCGTGCTGGACTGGTCGCGTAATACGGGAGAACATCAATTTGTGGCACAAGGTACTCTGGTTCTGGAATGTACTTTTGTGCTAGCGGAAGAGTGCTGATAGTTGTTTTGACGCGCACCCGTCCAGTTGCTGTTACACCAAAACCTTGAGTAATGTCCGGGGTTGGAATCAGTCCAAAAGCAGGCGCTGTTCCAGTTGCCGAAACACCGTCGCCTTCGGTCACGACAGGGGCATTTGCCGTGAGAGCGCCTGTAACGCCCGTAGTCGTCACCGTTACTCCGGCCCCACCCGTGATACTAGGGGTCGGTACGGACGCAACAGCGGCTATTAGAGAGGCCGTGACAGAGGCATTGATTTTAACAGACGGAGTTGGAACAGAAACTGTAGCAGCAATAACAGCATGCGAAACCGCAACATTAACGGTAACAACAGGAGTTGGAATAGTAGTAGCCGCAGCTATTACTGTCCCATTAACCGTAACTGATTCTCCGTGCCGGTAATCAAGGTCTGCCCGGTAAACCAGCGTTGACCGATAGGCAGTCATTACTGTGCCTCTAGCGCAGCAATCCGCTCCATTGCCTCTTGCAACTTCAACACCAACACCGAACAAAGCGCTCCGTAGTCATACGAATAATCGGTAGCGACGAGCTGAGTTTCTTCGTTGCTAAGCAGGTGCTCCCAGCCGAAGCCCGCTCGCTTCAGTGGCATCAGGCCAGCGGCGTCGTCAGCGTCGTCAGTTTGGTAATGCCCACCCACGACGCCAGTCTTTTCGCCTGCCGTGTCCACGAAAGTGTTATCGGGATGGAAAGTAATCGGCTTAAGAGACATGAAAGCCTCGTCGGAGAACGAAAGGTCCTCAACCCCTGACTTGTATTCAAGGGAGGACGAAAGATACCCAAGCCGCTTGACCGCTACGCCGTTAATCGTCGTGCTCGTTATCTGTGCAGTAGTCCCAGTGAAACCACCGCAATAGTTTGAGATGCCGATGTAACCATTTCCACCTGAGCCAGTGTTGCCGTTGGTTTGCTTTGCGCCAATAAACGCCGTTTGGTTGGATGCCTCACGCAGCCAAACCTCACCGTTCGGGCCGCAAGCTACTTGAGCGCTACCATCCCCCAGCCGCAGGTAAGCTCGACTAGCGTTCGTCGTACCTCGGAACGAAATGGTATCTGCCACGTTGATGTCGTGGACTTGCATGTCGTTGCCAAAAGTAGCGACATGGCCGGTGCCTGCATTCTCCAAAAATGAGGTTCCCCGAACGCGAAGGTCCCCGTTCAGGTCAAGACGGTAAGCAGGCAAGGTCGTGCCGATGCCAACGTCCCCAGACGAGTCAATAACCATCCGTATGGAGTTGTTGTAGCCGTGGAATTGAAGTCTATTAGCTGAAGTGTCGAAAACTATGCCGCCACGGACGTTGTCGGTTTCATCGCCAAAGTAGAGCGACGGGCTAGTCCCGTCGGTCGCTCTAATTCGGATTTCGGGGTTTGATGTTCCATGAACGTCAAGTTCAGCGGATACTGAAGTAGTGTTGATTCCAACACGATTAGAAGAAGCGTCAACAAACAACGTGCCGCTATCAAAGTTAGCGTCACCAGAAACGGTCAAACCACTCAACGTCCCAACCGAAGTCAACGACGAAGCCGTCACCCCAGAGGCAAGCGTGGCCCCTGTGAGAGTTCCTGCTGCCGCTGCAACCGTAATGTCTCCGGTCCCATCAAACGAGACACCGTTGATACTTCTCGCTGTAGCGAGCGCAGTCGCTGCTGATGCGAGGGTCGCCGTATCCGCATTGCCCACCAAATCCGCAGTAACAGAGGAAAGAGTAGGAGTAGAAGTCCAACCAGATACGCCAGCCCCAGAACCAGCGAGAACAGTCCCTGCACTAGCCGTCGAAGAGCCAGTACCGACCTTCGTTTCCAACGCAATAATCGCACCAGAATGGTTCGTATGAACAACATCATGCTCAAACCCCGCATCGTCCATCTCGGTCGCCGCCAATGGCGACGGCTGCTCAGTAGACGTATCAAGAGAAGTCGGGTAATTCGTAGCCATTAGCTACTCACTCGGTACATGCCCGTAATCAAAATCTTATCGCCGCTAGCCCACAAGATAGGACCAGACGGATTTACAGGTTGCCCAATAACGTTAGTGCCATCAACAAGGTTATAACGCAACTGAACAGTATTAGTATCGCTAGCAGTAGCAAACCCAGAATAAGTTTTGTTAGTATCTTGGTCAAAAACCTGCACAGACAACATGCCGTTAGCAACCATGCTGCTCGTAGAACCAGCAACAGGCAAATCAACGGATACGTTGTTGGTCACCTCGCTTGTGCCAGAAAACGTCAACTCAATAAAAACAACAACAAGGTCTTTAATCCGTGCATAATGCCCAGCGTTAGTCGTATGAGTACCAGTAACGTTAGTCCACGAAGGCTCAAACGTTTCAATCTCGCCAAGGTCCGTGCCATCCAACGTAATACTCTGAGCCGTCAACGTCGTAACAGTAGGCGTAGCAGTCCAATCAGACTCGCCCGAAGCATCACTCGCCAACACGCTATTAGCAATCGGAGTCGAAGAATTAACACCAACCTTAGCTTCTAATGCTTGAACAGCATCACCAAGGTTTTCATGCAACTCAGCATGAGCAGGATGCCCAGAACCAGTAGCATCCAACTCCGTGCTAGCAGCAGGCAAAGAATCGCCAGCAACGGTCGTAGCGTCATCTAAACTCGCCGGAAAATTAATAGCCATTATTTACCTCACGGAGTCAAGTCAATAGAAAAAATGCCAGAAGCATCCCAAGTAATAACAAAATCGCCATTAGAAGATGACTTGTCAGCCCCAAAATCAATGTAAGCAATCAAAGGGTCATCCGTTAGCGAATCGTCATAAAGGACCGCCGCCCGAGCCGTAATCGTAGAAGAATTCCAAGTTATATTACCGGCATCAAACGTAATCGTGCCGCCAGCCTGCGTCAACGTCACCGAAGTTAACGACTCGCCGCCAGCCGTATAGCCAGTGCCAACAACCTCATTCGTCACATCAGCTTTAAAATCATGCGCGCCAAAATCAGGCGTGTACGCAGAAGTAACAAGCATAACCTTAAACCGGTCAGCAGTCGTATCGTCCAAATCCAAAGCAAGGTCGTTCTTCAAAGCATTGAGAAACGTAACCCCATAAAGTCCACTAGCCATAGTTACTTCTTCTTCTTCTTCGCAGCCATCTTCTTACGCGCCTTAGCAGCCGCCGCTTTCCCAGCAGGCGTGTAGGCGTAATGCTTGCCATTGACTTTCGGCATAAAAACCTCACAAAAGGATAAAGGGGAGCCGGGACCGCGCAGGCCCCCGGCCCCCTCTACCTTACACCATCCAACTATCAGGCGTTAGCACCAATGCTGGACGAAGTTTCAATCCGACGAAGCGAAGCTTCACGGAACCGGCCATAGCCGACAAGGTGGTACCAACCGACAGGCTGGAAACGACGGAGCGAATCGGTCACCGGACCAAACACAACGCCGGGGTCAGAACCAAAGCCCGCAGCACGGCTGTGAGCCTTAGCAAGAGCCTGCCTGCCACAAATCAACGTGTTGTACACGTCAACGTTAGAAGCGCCAGCATCAGTTTCAATGACTAGACGCGGAGTTTCAATAAACTCAACGCCGCCAAAGGTGCCAATGCTACCCGCACGCACGCCAGCGCCATCCTGACGAATCTGGTACTGAATGATGTCAGTAACAGCAGTATCGCCCCGAAGGTCGTAGGAAACGTCCGGATGAATAAAGCCCATGTAGTTCGCGCCCATCCAGCCCGGAACCGAAGCCGAACGGAGAGCCGCAACCTGCTGACGAATGTCGGCAGCGTCAAGGTTATCCGCAGCGTCAATGGTCGCGGTGCTGGTAGCGTCGCCACCATAAGCCACGTTGGAACCGCCGGTCAAAACATCATGGACAATCTTGTCAATGCTGTTTGCCATGTTGTAACCAATGATGTTCGCAGCGTCAGCATCAACGTTAAGGAACGAGGTTCCACGCAGCTTAGCGGTGGTCGTAACCGCGTTGCCATATTCAGCGAGAGAAACCGAAACGGTCGAATCGCTAAGAGCAACAGGGGTAACGTCCGACGTTTCAGTCAGCGCCGAAGTAGCCTGCGACAAATCATCATAAATGGTAAACTGAACAGACGAACCCACATGAGACTGGTTGGTGGACTTAACGTCCGCGACCATCTCAAACATCGGCTGCGAACGCAACGCGAAGTAGGCAAGCTGTTCAAACGCCGTCTGGACAGACGACACACTAGATACTTGGGTATAAGCCATTAGAAAATAATCTTTCTGTTATGGCCTACCAAGAATTACATTGCTACGTTCCAAGAAATCCCGTTGGCCTCAAGCAAATCGCGAAGCTCTTGTTCGTTAGAAGTCCGAGCAATAAGCGCGTCAAGTTCAGGGTTTGTAACGGGACCAGCATCATCAGCAGCCATCGAAATCCGCCGCTCAGCTTCATAATCAATCGACGGCTCTTGCGTATCTGACGCACTAGCCCCAATCAATCCAAGCTCAGCTGCTTCAAGTCGAATGGCTTCTACAGTCATTTCGCCTTCATAACCCTTCATAAAATACTGGCCTTGCTTATTAGCAGGGTCTACGCCAGCATCACGAAAAGCTACTTCGCGTTCCAACTGCGCCAACCTAGCAACCGCTTCATCCCCAGCTTTAGCTCGGGCTTCCATGTCACGACGCCAGTTTGGCTTTGATTCTTGGCTAACAGTTTCATCCTCAGTAGGCATTTCTTCTGTCATATGTCACTCACCTTCAATACGCGCTTACGCCGGTGGAACGCAAACGGGGTTAATAAAGTAGAACAGCTCACCCTTACGGGGCCGAACTAATTATTAGAGTATTAAAGAAATAGAGTTATGTCAACTA